CCACCATTGCATTGGATCTCTTCCTATAAAGTTTTGTTCTGCTGGATTAAACATTTAATTAATCGTCATAGATTAGACACTCAGGTTCGTCTGGGTGATTATCGCAAAATAATTCTAAAGCATTTGGATCATGATGATCGCCTGCTGCGATCTCTTCCTTATGATGTTCTGCATACTCTTCGAGTTCGTGTAACTCTTCTTTAGCATGCCTTCTTGCTGCTGGGTTTGCTTGTGGGTCATCGATAATTTTCTTATCGTGTTCCATGTGATCTTCGATTGATTTCATAAGATTAGTTCTTTTTTTACTATTTAAGCGGTAAAGACATCACGAATTAAAGTTAGTTGCGTTTCTGCCGCACCAGCTCCAAGTACATGTCTTAATTCAGATATTAAATATTTTCCACTCGGATCATTAGTTCTTTCATTTCCAGTTTTACTCACTGCGGACTCTCCATCACCTTGTTTCAAAGGCAGTTTAACATCAATCATGAATCCAGCTCTCAATGTAGTGTTCAATGGAATTGCAATACTTAATGATTGAGAAAATAATAAATTATTTCTAATATAGGATTTATTTTGATAAACGGCAAGCTCACTTAATGGTTGAACATCAGACTTTGCAGCTCCAACTTGTGCAACTCCAAAATCATTAACACGAAGCATTAATCGAGTTGGATGTTCTTCAATTCCATCTAATAATTTAAGTGGTTTCTTTAAATCTAAATCTGTAATTTTAAAATCAACTTCTTGATTTGTTTGATTCTCAATGTCAATATATATTGTTCGATTAGCATACATTCCCATTCTACAATTCATACCAATGTCATTTGTTTGATTAACTTGGTTTTGTAATATTTTAAAAGGCCCTATATCAAAATTATCTGGTTTATCTGTCTGCGTATATTCTATTGGTTCTTGTTTCAATAATTCTTCAATTGATTTAAAATGATAACCATCTAAATTTTCGTAGAATAAAAATCCAAAATTTTTCGTAGATGATTGTGCCTTTGGACATAACCATTGAATTGTATCGATTGGTCTTTTTAAATTACCTATGAATGAATAAGAGTTGGTGGCTTGATCTTTTTCTAATTTTTTCTTTGTTTGAATTCCTTTTTTGTCTGATACTAATAATTCTTCAACAATACTCGCAACATTACCAGTAAATTTTTTAGTGACTCTTGCAGTTTCATTGATAATTGTTTCAACTGAAACAAACTCTAAAGTTGCAAGTTGTTTGTTTGTCTCAGTCTCCATATTTCTGACTGAGTTCAACATCATCTTATGATCATCTGTAATTTTGAACTTATCTACATCGCCATCTTGAAGTGTTAAATTTATAAACTCTCCACCAGTGATTCCCTTTCGACCTATGACCTGATCCACATCAATGAAAGTAATTGTCATTGAAATTGACGGACTTTCAATACTCTCAAAATAATTTATGATTGGATTACCACGAACAATATCATAATCCTCATCTAAAGAAGATCCCTCGTTAGGTCGTAAAAGACATTTAGTGATTTTAAACTGTGATTCAGCCATTATTGTATAAGTCTAGCAATTTCGGGTGGTAATTTATTTGTATTTGGATTTGTGGATAGATATTGATTTTTAACAGTTCTGATAAAAGGTATTGTTGGTGAAGTTGGTCTTATTACCGCCTGAGAAGTATTTGAAAAGGTGTTTGCTGGAGCAATTCCTGAGTTATCAGGTTTTTGTGGTGGTGCGACAGCATTCACGATTGCTGCTGGAACTGATAATTTATCAGTTATAGATGATCCTCTCTTATCAAGATCAAATCGACCACCAGTTGCAAAATCGCCAACACCAGCGAGAAATCTTTTAAATCCTTTTGGTTTTTCTGGTGGTGCTGATTTAATTTTACCAACTTCTACAGCTGGTTTTGGTGTAACTTTACCTTTCTTCTTAGTCCTTGCTTCTTTTTCTTCTTGTTTTTTTTCTTGTTTATCCTTTATGTTAGGATCATCTAATCCTAAATTCCCTGCAAATCCTTCTCCACCTGTGTCAGTTGAAAGACTCAAGTTAGATCCAGAGGATTTTCCCTCCTCACCAGCTTTGGGAGTGAAAATTGATTTAGCTTTATCATTAACAGATTTTTCTAAATTATCAGATTTTTTTTTCAAACTCTCTCCAAGTTTTTTAAAAAATCCAAGTTTAACTCCTAAAATTGAAAGTCCTCCTAATCCACCAATACCTAATGCTAGTTTAGTTCCAAGACCACCAACAGCCAATCCAGCTACTTTACCAACCAATCCTCCTATAAATGGAGTTGCAACTTTTAAAACCATTGGTATAAGAACTGGTGCTAAAAATTTAGCAGCCGCGATTACTGTTCCACCAATCGCTAGTGCTTTCAAGAGACCTGTAATGAAATTACCACCAGCTGATTTTCCCTCTGGAACTGGTGGAGCTGGTTCTCCTTTATCTCCTTTCGGGCCTTGTTTTCCAGCAGCGAGAAGTCGATCTTTTAGTTCTTGTTTTTGTTTTGCATCCTCTGCTTCAAATTTTGCATCTTCTTTTTTATCTTTTTCAAGTTTATTCTCTATCACAATATAATTTGCAATGTCCCGAATTTCAGTTTTCATTGCTTCGATTGTAACCGATAGACTATTAATCAGTGTTTTATTTGCTTGTATTGCACTCGCATTAAGTTCAGAATTTTGCAAGGCCTTACCAGCCATGCCACCAACCTCTTCGGTTCTCTCAAAGAAACTGTTTATGTTTATTTTTTTATTCTCTTCAGCCATACTGTCCAGCACCCTCTGCTTGTTGTCTCTTTAGATTTTCTTTTTCAATATATTCCGTAAGAAGAGCGATATAAATCTCTCTTTCCCAAGGCAACATATTTTCAAGTTCCGTCAAGCTGTATTTATGGTATTGCATGAGAGCAAAATTGATACGGAAATAGGATTCAAGATCCTCTCTTGCAATACTTAGGCGAAAAAATCAGCCAGACCCTCCAATACTACACTTCCCTTTTCTTTTGTATTTGGATTTACAACCTCAATTGTATGAGATAATTTAGGCATTGTTGAAAAAAAGTTTTCTACCTTTTTGTATTGACTTGAGTTCAATTGTTCAACAAAGTCAAGTCTCTCTTGTGGAGTATAATCTTTTGCCTCCCATGCATCCTCACCAGTGAAAACTGTATCCATACAATCAGCAACGACTCTAAAAGTTTTATCAACCAGAGTTTCAGCTTCATCCTCTGTATTAAAATTATTTTCAATAAATTGATTGAGAGATGGATATTTCATCCGAAGAGTTAATTTATCATCTAATTTAATATCCTTTGTGTGTCCCTTTGGTTTTGTAACTTTGATTTCATCCACATAAATTGTGACTGGAACTTTTGTCTCTCCATCATCAGGACATGTTACTACGAGTTTGATATCCTCACCAATTGACTTAGCGCGAATATTAAGAAAAAGATGTTCAATGTCAAAGGTCGGAAGACTATCAACATCAATTCCCTTTGTAAGAATACATTTTTTTAATACTTCCTTCACAGCATTTGTGATCTCCATTTGATCTTTTGATTCTAATGCTATGATCAAAACCTTTTCTTCTTTCACAAGAAAGGGTCGATATCTAACTTTTTTATTTGATGAATGTAATTTTAACTCATAGGTTGGAGTTTCAATGGTTGGTAATGGCATAATATTTGGTTCAGTGTTTTATTTATTTGTATGGAAAAGCGTCTATACCAGCATTAATATTGTTCCGAAAATTATTTACGCCAGCATTAACATTATTCCGAGCAGAGTCTTCATTGATACCGCCAGTCATCAATTCTTTAGGAGTGGTCTTTGAAAGATCAGGAATCATTCTTTCTCTAATATCATTTGAGTTGATAACACCATCAGGTGTGCTAATTGCTCTTCTTTGAACATCTGGATAATTAAATGATGTTTGAAATCTATCATAAGCTAATCGTACATTACATCTTAACACATTTGAATCACCATAGGCAACTCTCATTGATGTTAGATCAATAGGCCACACGTTAATAAATTCATAACTTGACATTTCAGATTGATAAGATGCTGCTCGTGATTCCTTTATGAAAGTATCTCTTTCAAATTTTGTGACATAAATTTTTTCTTTATAATCCGATGGATAATTAAAAACGGCATATGCATTATCCCGACCTCTATTTAGAACTGGATTAATATATGTCATCCAAGTTTCTAAAACCTCTAAAATAACATGATCTGCATCAACATAAAAAGAAAGATTTAATGGTGGAAAGTTTCTAAGGTTTGGAAATAATTCTGTGATACCTTGATGATTGCCAGTCACTGATGATTCTATAAAACTCGTGCCTGGGATCTCAGCTTGTGTGCATAACAGAGACATTTTTGTTTGAAAATCAGCGGCCTGTGTTCTTTTTTTACCAATTTTTATAGACTTTAGCCATGGTGAGGATAAATCTTCTCCACCAAATGCAAAATCAACCTCATAAAAGGTGTCAAGAGACGGGCGTGCAATGATATCAGTGACTCTATCAACGCTTCCTTTAAATATTATATCTCTAGTTGGAATTCCCACGATAAATAAACGTAAGTTGTTATTACTATATATGAGTTATAAAGGAGTATATAGGCCTTCTAATCCCAAAAAATACAAAGGAGACTCAAAAAACATAGTTTATCGGTCTCTTTGGGAGAGAAAGTTCATGAATTACTGCGATTTGAATGAAAATATACTTGAATGGGCGTCAGAAGAATTCTGGATACCATATAAAGATCCAACAACAAATCGTGTTCGTAGATATTTTCCCGACTTCTTTATTAAATATAAGGACAAAGACAGTAATATTCGTAGATCAGTGATTGAAGTGAAACCAATGAGAGAAACAAAAGAACCGAAACCAACAAAGGGAAAATCAAGAAAGACACTAATCAATGAATCAATGACATATGCCAAGAATCAGGCGAAGTGGAAAGCAGCGAGAGAGTTTTGTGATGATCGTAAATTAGAATTTAGAATTATGACTGAAAAAGAACTAGGAATTCGATGAGTATTCTTCAAAACATACTGAATAAAGTAAGTGATCAAGTCAATGAAGACTATTTTCGTAGTCAATTACTTGAGGAACTTGGATCTACAAGATTTGAAACTGATTATGCAGATACGGCTGGATTTGCGCCTGGCGAATTGTACTTTTTTACATATTCAGCACAAACAAAACAACCATATTATGATATGTATCCACTTGCATATGTGATTGAAATGCGAACAGGTGGTTTTCTAGGATGTAACCTTCATTATGTTCGTTTAACTCAAAGAGACGAACTTGCAATAAGCTTACTAAATAACTCTGCTCAGGGTGCAGTTGCAGTTCCTCCTATAACTCTACATAAATATCTCTATACTGGCGTGAGAGGGACACCATATCGTATTCCTAATAGTGAATGGTCGGATGTTGCACAACTTCCAACTGAAAGATTTGTTGATATGAGAGGAATTCCAGTTCCAAGAGATCGAATTTATAACAAAGTCTAATGACATTAAAAAAAAGTAGAGCATTTCCAATAAACGGTGAATCAATTAGTTTTGATAATTTTAACGGAAAACTTATTGGAATCAATAAAAAAAATGCAAACGGTTTATTTGAGCCTGTTGATAACTCCTCAGCCGAATTTAATACTTTTAAAGATAGTGAAGAATCATTAGACGCTTTTAGAAAAGCAGTTTATGGATCTGATAAAAATTCATATCCAGATTCAATTGAGGTTGCTAGTGATGAAGAATTAACAAATTATTTTGCAGAGTCACAGAAAAAATTTAATAATGAACAATTTGTACAAAATGAAGAAAATCCAAGCGCACTTGCGTTTGCACAACAACGTGAGATGCGTCAAA